GTATATGGCAAGCGCTGGTTCATTGACGATATTGAGCGCGTGGAAGGTCACATTGCAAAAGCTATGGACCCGCAGCGCCTCTACAACCTTCAGGTTTCGATGCTGGCTGACTCTGCGGCGCAAGACCCTGGGCAGGTTCCTATCTTTGACCCTGAGCAGGTTAGGGGGCTTGAGAAACATTGGGAAAGTAGAGGCAAGAAGCGACCTGCATTCTTAGTTGCTAGAGCCCCAAGAGACAGGGCAGGAAATCCAACTGGGCCAGCAGCACCAGGTTCATTTACTCCGGCACCTCAGCTTAGCCCGGCAATTGCAACAATGCTTCAGCTAACCAGTGCAGATATTCAGGAAGTAACCGGTGGCAGTCAGGCGATGCAGCAGATGCCTAGTAATGTTGCTCAGGAAACGGTTAACAACCTGATGAATCGCTCTGACATGGCATCGTTCATCTACCTGGACAACATGGCTAAAAGCCTGAAGCGTGCAGGTGAAATTTGGCTGTCGATGGCTCGCGAGGTCTACGGTTCAGAGCGTGAGTTTCGCGTCGTCAATGAGGATGGAACTGACGACATCGCACTGATGAATGCGCAGGTTGTCGATCGTCATACCGGTAACGTTGTTGCGCTGAATGACCTCTCAACCGGTAGATACGATGTAACCGTTGATGTTGGCCCAAGCTACACGGCGCGACGTGATGCAACGGTAGCTGCTCTGACAAACGTCCTTAACACGATGCTCCCTCAAGACCCAGAGGCTGGAATCATTCGCGGTCTGATCATGGACAACATGGATGGTGAAGGTCTGGATGATTACAAAGAATACAACCGCAACAAATTGCTCACCGCAGGAGTAGTCAAACCTCGCAACGCCAAAGAGCAGCAAGTTGTTCAGCAAGCTCAAATGGCGGCACAGAGCCAGCAAGACCCCAATGCTCTCATTGCTCAAGCTCAAATCATCGCAGCTCAGGCAGAGCAGCAGAAAGCACAAAACGAAACGGCTCAGACTCAAATCAAGGCATTCACTGCGCAGCAGGATGCAATGGAGAGCCAGGCTAACACCGTCTACAAGCTGGCTCAGGCCAGGAACATAGACGATAAGGCAGTCATGGAAGCTATCAGACTTCTTAAAGACGTAGCCGAATCCCAACAGCAACAAATCACATCACCACAGCCACCGACAGGCTCACTGTCGAGTTAATCAGGAGTAATCAATGGAAAGCGAACTGATCATCGACGATCAGGTTATTGACCTGTCTGAAAAACAGGAATCAGCCGAAGAAGCAACCACTGAACAGACGAAACCTGAGGAGCAAGTCCAGGAATCGGAAGCGAAAGCGGAGACCGAGATTGAACAGGCCGAAGAGCAGCCGGAAGAATACTCCCTGCGCGTCGGTGATGAAGAAATCCCACTGACGGAAGAGGATGACGATCACGTCGATGGTCAGCCTGCGCCTCAGTGGGTGAAAGATTTACGCAAGAACAACCGCGAAAAAGATAAAGAGTTAAGGGAACTGCGCCGCCAGCTTGAGCAAGTCCAATCCAGGCCAGCGGAGCAACAACCACAGCAGCAAACAGACGTTATCCCGCCTAAGCCGACTCTCGAGTCGTGCGAATACGACGAGGCAGCGTTTGAACAGGCAATGACTGACTGGCATGAGAAAAAGAGCCGTGCCGAACAGCAGAAACAGCAGCAAGAGCGTCAGCAGCAGGAATATCAGCAGCGTTTCCAGCAGCGAGTAGAAGCTCATAAGCAACGCGCAGCCAAGCTACCGGTAAGAGATTACCAGGAGATGGAGGCAATTGTGCTGAGTGAGCTCCCGCCAGTTCAGCAGGAAATCATTATTCACTGCGCCGACGAAGGCTCAGAGCTTATCGCCTACGGGTTAGGTAAGAGCCAACAACTACGCCAGCGTGTAGCCGCTGAGACAGACCCAATTCGCGCAGCATTCCTCTTAGGCCAGATTAGCAAGCAAGTACATCTTGCACCGAAGCCTAAGAAAGCCATCAAACCAGAGCCGGAAGTTCGAGGTGGCGGCGCTGATGCGAAACAAGACGATTTCCAAAAATACTGCCCCGGCGCAATCATCGAATAAAGGACACGCTAAATGCCTAACAATCTCGACAGTAACGTCAGCCAGATCGTACTGAAAAAGTTCCTCAAGGGTTTCATGTCAGACCTGGTACTGGCTAAAACCGTAGACCGCCAGTTACTTGCTGGCGAAATCAATGCTGATACTGGTGACAGTGTAAGCTTTAAACGCCCACACCAGTTCCGTTCAATCCGTACGGCTGGCGGTGATATCACCGGGCAGACCAAAAACAGCCTTATCTCTGGCAAGGCCACCGGCCGTGTCGGTAATTACATAACCGTGCCTGTAGAATGGACGCAGCTGGAACAAGCTATCAAGCTCAACCAGCTGGAAGAAATTCTCAAGCCGGTTCAGGAGAGAATTGTTACCGACCTTGAGACGGAACTAGCGCAGTTCATGATGAACAACTGCGCTCTGTCACTTGGCAGCCCAAACACCCCAATTAATAAATGGTCTGATGTTGCACAAACAGCATCTTTCATGAAAGACCTTGGCATTAATGAGGGTGAAAACTACGCGGTTATGGACCCATGGGCGGCACAGCGTCTTGCTGATGCTCAATCTGGTCTGCATGGAAGCGATCAGCTTATCCGCTCGGCTTGGGAAAATGCGCAGATTTCAGGTAATTTCGGTGGCATCCGTGCGCTGATGTCTAACGGCCTGGCATCACGCACTCAAGGTGCATTCGGCGGTACGCTAACCGTGCAGACCGCACCGACAGTAACGTATGTGTCCGTAAAAGATACCTATCAGTTCACAGTCACTCTGACAGGTGCCACCGCATCTGTTACTGGGTTCCTGAAAGCTGGCGACCAACTCAAATTTACTTCTACCTACTGGCTGAACCAGCAGAGCAAGCAGGTACTTTACAATGGGTCTAACCCGATTAGCTTCACTGCTACTGTGCTTGCGGATGCTAACTCAACGGCAGGCGGACTGGTAACCGTAACTCTCTCAGGTGTTCCAATCTTCGATGCTACAGCAGCGCAGTACAATGCTGTAAACCGTCAGGTTGCTGCAGGTGATGCAGTCACAGTAATTGGTACCGCTAACCAGGCTATGAAGCCTAACCTGTTCTACAACAAATTCTTCTGTGGCCTTGGAACAATCCCGCTGCCAAAACTGCACAGCATTGATTCTGCAGTAGCCACATACGAAGGCTTCTCTATCCGTGTACACAAATACGCAGATGGTGATGCCAACAAGCAGATGATGCGTTTCGACTTGCTGCCTGCCTACGTGTGCTACAACCCACACATGGGTGGACAATTCTTCGGTAACCCATAACCACAAGGGGCTTCGGCCCCTTTCTTTTTGAGGAGGAAATATGGATCGCATGAGCGTATTCCTTACCGCAGATAACGAAGCCGGTCATGTTCAGGCTGTTATCGTAGAGAAAGACTTCCCGATTTACGAAAAGCTCGGATTTGTTGCGTCAGTAGATGACCTCAAGCCGGCAACCAAGCGCGGACGCAAGGCGGCAGACAATGGCGACGACTCTAACAAAGGGTGACATCGTACTCTTTGCACTGCGTAAGCCAGCGATTGCATCTAATGCCACTCTGACTGATGTAGAGACTCAGTCTGTCGAGGATGCCATTCAGGACCTCGAAAATATGATGTACGAGTGGCAGATTAATCCTGGAGAAATTGGATACCTATTCGCGTCTGATGGCGAGGAGCCGTTGCCTGACGATGATTCCGGGCTTCCGCGCAAATACATGCAGGCGGTAGGTTACCAGCTAATGCTGCGCATTCTGTCTGACTATAACCTTGAGCCATCAGCAAGCGTACTGACAAACGCACAGCGCTCATATGACGCACTTCTGACAGACACCCTTGTTGTTCCATCAATGCGTCGTCGCGGTGACTTCCCCGTTGGGCAGGGCAACAAATATGACGTGTTCACATCTGACCGTTATTACCCTGGAGACCTACCGCCGATTGACGGTGATGTACCAAATCCATAGGTGAGTAAATGCCGATTCAGCAATTGCCGTTAATGAAGGGAGTCGGCAAAGACTTCACCAATGCCGATTACGTTGATTTCCTGCCAGTGAACATGCTGGCAACGCCGAAAGAGGTGCTCAACTCTAACGGTTACATGCGCTCATTCCCTGGGATTAAGAGGCTTCAGGATGTGTCTGGAGTAAGCCGTGGCGCGATGTATAACACGCATGAGAATGCCGTGTATCGCGTATGTGGTAATAAACTGTACAAGTCAGGAGCACCTGTTGGAGATGTGGGTGGTTCTTCTCGAGTTAGCATGGCCTGCAGCTATAACAGCCAGGCGGTTGGCGCTAACGGAACCATGACCCTGTTTCGCTATGACGGAACGACAAAGACTCTTGGCAACTGGGATGTTTCCACAGGATATGTTCAGTATGAGCTTGGAAGTCTGCGTGATATGTGCCGTAACCGCTCTCGTTACATCTGGAGCAAAGACGGGACAGATTCATTCTTCATTACCGACCTGGAAGATGAATCAAAGCCAGACCGTTATGCAGCTGAATATCGCGCTGAGAGCCAGCCAGATGGGATTATTGGCATTGATAACTGGCGTGACTTTGTTGTGTGCTTCGGTACGTCGACGATTGAATATTTCAACCTGACAGGTAATGCGTCTGCAGTTGGTGTTGCAGTATATCAGTCACAACCATCAATGATGGTGCAGAAAGGGATCGCAGGAACATACTGCAAAACGAAATACGCCGATACACACGCTATCATCAGCCACCCGGCAACCGGCGCACCATCTGTGTATCTCATTAACTCAGGTGCTGTTCAGCAGATTGCCACCTCAACTGTAGAGAAGATCCTCCAGAGCTACAGTGCTGATGAGCTTGCTTCTGCATACATGGAAACAACGCGCTTCGAAGCTCATGAGTTATTGCTTATTCACCTCCCGCGTCACGTTATGGTTTATGACGGCTCGGTTAATCAGGGTAGCGCTCAGTGGGCAATACTTAAGACAGGGTTCTTCGATGATGTTTACCGTGCCGTGGACCTGGTCTATGAGGGTAATGCGATTACCTGCGGCGACAAGTTAACAGGCCAGATTGGCGTAATGGATAAATCAATATCCAGCCAGTATACCGAGCAGCAGGAACACTTGCTTTATACGCCACTGTTTAAAGCCGACAACGCCAGAGTATTCGACTTCGAGCTTGAATCCAGTACGGGGGTATCGCAGTTCGCAGAGCGTATGTTTATCTCGGCAACAACTGATGGAATCAACTACGGCCGCGAGCAGATGATTCCGTGGAACGCCCCATTCCGCTATGACCAACGAGCAATCTGGAAACGCCTGGGACGTATTCGTAAAAACATTGGGTTCAAGATACGAATTATCACCTCATCACCTATTACGCTTAGCGGGTGCCAGGTAAGGATAGAGTAATGGCAGATGAACCGGTAAAGGTTAACGTGCAATCACGTCGCGTTGACTCATCAATACTTCCAAATACATTTAGCCAGCCATACCGCCTCTACATCATTCAGCAAAACACCGACATGCTCAGCATCGCTAATGCTGCAAACAATGCCGGTGAACTTGCTTATGAGGCTACAGTAAAGAACGAACAGCAGGACGTTGTCCTGGCAGATCACGAGAGCAGGATTTCTGCATTAAAGATTGAAGTTGACGATCACGAAATCCGCATCACAAGTAACACCTCTGCAATTTCAGCTCTTTCGGTCAGGGTAACGACAGCCGAAGGTAATATCACAACACTGCAGACCAACCTGACAGCACTGACTACCAGGGTAACAACGGCAGAGGGTAACATAACTACCTTGCAGGGTGATTACGTATCCAAATCTGCCGTAGCCTCACAAACACTGGCCTCTCCGCTTAATGTGGCAACATCTTACTCTGTAGGCGGAACGAAGGTCGTTGGCGCTCGTAACACTGGCTGGACTGCTTCCACTGGCACCGCATCTAAAGCAGGAATAAACGGTAGCACCACATACACTGTAAGCGCCACGTACACGCAGTCAGAGGTTCAGGCTATAGCTACAGGCCTACAACAGGTCAGGCAGCTTGCAGTGGCCTTGCAGACAGCATTAGGAGCAACATCCGGTCACGGGTTGATAAACGCATAATGCAAATAAAGCTCATCGATAATCCGGTGAAGCTTGCAGAATTCCTCAACAATCCAGAAAACACAGGAAACATCGTAGATAGAGGCGATAATTATCTCATCAAGCCAGATGCGGTATATCTCGGCATCTACGAAGGCGTTCTATTGGCCGGCGTTCATGAAGTACGTAACTTCTGGCACAGCGTAGTGGAATGTCACGCCATCTATTCTCCTGGTTTTCGCGGTGAATATGCCCTCAATGGTCACCGCTTATTCTGCAAATGGCTTCTCGATAACTCCCCATTCATGAACAGCGTCACGATGGTTCCAGACACGACTAAATATGGCCGCGCCTTAATTCGTCTACTTGGTGCTACGCGCATCGGTCATCTGGATGATGCGTACATAAGCAATGGGAAACCTGTAGGAATCACCCTATATCAATTACCTCGCTATAAATATGAGGAACTATTAAATGCTAATTCATCAGATTGCCAATAAGCACCTCAACAAAGCGGTGTATCAGAAAGGTGGTGATGGCGGCGCAGGAGCACAGGCAGATGCAACCAAGAAAGGCATCGCGCTTCAAAAAGAGATGTGGCAAACGAACATGCAGAACCTTGCACCGTTCACGCCTCTTGCGCAGCAATATATCTCTCAACTTCAGGGGCTATCTACGCTGCAGGGCCAACAGTCTGCACTAAGCAGTTATTACGGCTCTCAGCAATATAAAGACCAGGCTAACCAGCTCCGCTATCAAGCCCTCAATGCAGCAGAGGCTACCGGTTGGCTTGGTTCTACAGCTACCACCAACTCGCTCGCCACCATCGCGCCTACATTAGGTCAAAACTGGCTTTCAGGTCAGATGAACAACTACCAGAACCTGGCGAATATTGGCCTTGGTGCATTGACCGGCCAGGCAACCGCCGGTCAGAACTACGCCAACAATGCCAGTCAGTTATACCAGCAGCAGGCAAATGCAGCTGCAGCCAATGCTAACAGACCATCTGGATTCCAGAGTGCATTAGGCGGTGCGGCAGCAGGTGCAGCGGCGGGGACAGCAATCATGCCTGGATGGGGTACGGCAATTGGTGCTGGTATTGGTGCGCTGGGTTCACTTTTCTAAGGGGAAATCATGGCTACATGGCAGCAGTCAGGTAACCCAGGCGGGTTGCTGGCAGGTCTTGGCGGGGTAAACACAAATGCTCCGCAAGCCAGCGATGCAAATACAGCAATGGCGTATATTCGCCAGAATAATGAAGACCAGCGCTCAGGGCGAAACAACGTTGGATTGCAGGCATTGCAGGGAATCGGCTCTGTGATGGATATCTACAAACAGCAAGAGCAGGCGCAGCGCAAGCAACAATTCCAGCAGGCATATGGTCAGGCATACGCGTCAGGCGATCGCAATGCAATGCGTCAGCTTGCGGCACAATTTCCTGACCAGGTAGATGCAGTCCGCAACGGAATGAAGTTTGTCGATGAAGACCAGCGCGCAACAGTGGGAAGCCTGGCAGCAGGGGCAAGGCTTGCAGCATCATCCCCTGAGGCAATGGGTACATGGTTGAAAAATAATGCAGCAGACCTGCAGCGAGCAGGCTTAGACCCTGCAGAGGTGGCTCAGGCATACCAGCAAAACCCTCAGCAGTTTGGAGAGTTTGCTGATCACTTGGGAATGGCTGCACTCGGTCCGGTTGATTACTTCAATGCTCAGGACAAGATTGTTGGTCAGGCGCTTAACCGCGACAAGCTCAACGAGACCATCCGTAGCAATCAGGCTGGCGAATCTCTTACTGCAAGAGGGCAGGACATTACCGCGCGAGGTCAGGATATCTCGGCAGCTACAGCGCGCAGAGGTCAGGATATGGCAATGGAAAGGGCAAACGCCAAAACTGTTGGCAGCGATGGCAAGCGAGTTGTTCAGCTATCCGATGGGAGAACAGTAAACGTTGGCGGGAAACTCCACGGTGCTGGCGCTAATGCGTTCTATGAAGGCATAGACGATAACGGAAACATGGTTCGCGTTCCGGCAAGTGCAATTGCCGCTCCCCCTACGTCTGCAGCATCGGCACAGAATTACGCAATGGCTAAGGACCTTAATTCAATCCTTAACGCTCCGACTGACAAGCTTGACTTCATGACTGGTGTAACTGGCGGAAACGGGTCTCCTTCATGGGATGCTGAAGTCCGTAGTCGCCTTGGTGGTGGTGAGCAGCGTCAGTTATTCAATGCCACGAAAAGAATTCAGGGAAAGATGCAGAATCAGGGTATTGCTGCAGCCAGGGATATGGGCGCATCAGGCATCAACACCGTCGCAGAAGCGAAGATGTATTTCCAGGGCATGCCACAGGTCGACTACTCAAGCCCGGAAGCAATGCAGCAGTCACTTCGAGATATTCAGCAATACACCGATCAGTACAATCAGCAGTACAGCGTGGATGTTGGTAATCGAAGTGCGCAGTCACAGACTTCACGTCCGGTACAACAATCACAACCGACTCAGCAACCACAGCAAAACGCAGGCTTCTCTTCACTATGGGGTGACTAATGGCTAAGGCATGGAAAGACGTTATTGCCTCTCAGCAGTATCAGGCATTGGCACCAGAGCAGAAAGCGCAGGCGCAGGAACAATACTTTAACGAAGTGGTTGCTCCCCAGGCTGGTAATAATGCAGAGCAGGCAAAGCAAGCATTTTATTCAGCTTACCCTAGAGGCTTGCTAGAAAAGGGCAATATCGACATTCACAATCGGCCTGTTGTTAAAAACTCTGATGGCAGCATTAGCACTGTGCGTAGCATGTCTACGAACATAGATGGTAGAGAGGTACTGATTCCTACCGTTAGTGACGATGGTCGTATCATGTCTGATGATGAAGCTATTGATAACTTCATGCGGACTGGAAAGCATCTTGGTATGTTTGACAATCCAGACGATGCCACCGCATATGCTGAGAGCCTGCACAATCAGCAAGCTGATGAATACCTACCCGGGAATAATCAAGCTCTACAACAGCCCGTACAGAAGAACACACAGCCAGCGCCGCAGCAGCAAGGCGGGGTACTGTCAGACCTTGGGAATGCGGCGGCAGAAACAGGCCGAGGACTGCTTCAGGCTGGCGTGAACCTGGCAAACATACCTGCATCAATGGCTGATGCTGTAGCAAGTGCCGGAGCGTGGGCTGGTAATAAGCTTGGATTTGGTGATGGAACATACCAGCCAGCGCCCCGCGTCACTACAGAGGGGTTGGCGCAGGATTTAGGGCTTCAGCAGGGAGCTTTAACCCCACAGACAACAGAAGGGAAAATCTTTGCTGAAGCATTGCCATACCTGACCCCCGTTGGTGCGGAGCGAATCGCTACTCAAGCCCCAACAATTGCCGGTCGTGTAGCTCAGGGTGCATCACGTTTGCTGGCAGAAAACGCCGTTGGCTCAATGGCTGCAAATAGCGAGCAGAATGACCCTTCAGCACTGGCGACCGACCTAGGCACTGGAGTTGTCTTGGGTGGTGCTATTAATCAGCTCGGGCGCGTTGCTGGCGCTGCATATCGTGGTGTTAAAGGTGCGATATCCCCGGAAGCGCAGCAGGCGATCCGATTTGCCAATTCTGCCGATGTGCCGCTGCATACAACTGACGTTCTTCAGCCAAACTCTCGCATAGGCCGCATGGCGCAAACTACCGCGGAAAACATCCCATTCGCCGGGACTAGCACCATGCGAGCAAATCAGCAGGAAGCACGCAGCCAACTGGTGAATGAATATGCCTCACGCTTTGGCGAGTATGACCCGTCAATTGTTATTGGCAGCCTAAAATCAAAAACGGCGGGAATTAAACAGGCTGCTGGCAATCGTCTTGAGCAAGTTCAAAATGCCATGACAGGCGTAAACATCCAGCCATCTCGGGCGCTACGGCAGATTGATGATGAGATAGCCAGCCTTCAGAAGCTTGGCAAGGTGGCGGATGCAGACACCATCAGCAAGCTTCAGGCATATCGTGATGAGCTGGCAGGCGGTAACGTTGATTTGCAGCAGTTGAGTAATCTGCGCAGCCAGTTCAGGCAGGATGTTAAGGGCGAGCGGGTCGTCATGCCAAATCGTTCTGATGCGGCTATTCAGCGCGTGTACAGGGCGATGACTGGAGACATTGATAGCTCCATAGGTCAGAACCTTGGAAACGATACATTGCGCCGCTACAAGCAGGCTAATGCTGTGTACGCAGATGAGGCAAGCAAACTCCAGAATACCCGCCTGAAGAATGTTCTTATGAAAGGTGATCTGACACC